AAAAACTATGAAAAACTACAAAGTTAGCCTAGCTATATTACAGCCAAAAAATTATGAGGTAGAAATTGAGGCGGAGAGCAAGGAACAAGCTATCAAACTAGCAATAGAGGATTTTAATTATGAAGCAAGCGGCGAGGTTGTTGGTGTAGATGGAATTGATGTTTCGGAGAAGAAGGTGGAGGTGAGGGTGAGATGGTTTTGGAGAGGGAGGTTGGGGGGATGGAGAGTGAGGGAAGGATGGTGGGTGGGGAGGATGGTGGAGGAGGAGAAGGTAGAAAATGAATAAAGAAATAAAAGACGCTTTGGCTTTGGCTTTTGAGCAAGATAAATTACAGCTTTTTGAATTGTCTTTTGATTGTGAAGACTGTTTTTATGAAGAGCCACAAACTTTAGATGATTATTTAGATTTTGTGTCAGAATACAGCGATAAAACACTTTTAAACATTATTAATCAATTTAATCAATAAACTATGAGAACAATTAAAGCAATTTTTCAAAACAAAGAGCAATTTTTTGAGAATTTAGAAAAAAAACAGCAAGCGATAAAATATGAAAGGGATGTTGAGATGCATAAAATATCCAAAGAATATGAAGACCGCAGAAAAGAAAATGAGCCTTATTTTAAAATCATTATTGAAGATGACAGAAAAATCAGGGAAATTTTAAACTTTAGCGATCAACAGATCAAAAATCTTGATGATAGCCACACCCATATAATTCTAGCTAACTTGAATTACAAACTAATCATTCAAAAACAAATATTATCTAGCTGGCTTACTTTATTTTTTATCTGCCCTATGTCAGTAAAAGGTATCCACAACATAAAGGGCGGATGTTCGGACGATGATTTTATTTATAATTCGCAGGGCACAGGTTCTTTTATTTTGACTAAAAATCAGACTTTAAAAGATAAAATTTTTAAAGAATTGGCACTGGGCAATTATTTTTTTCAATCTTAAAAACTAAAAATTATGTATAAAAACATCGAAAAAATAGACGAACTAGTAACAGAATTTAATAAATTACAAGAAATCGAGTGCTGTGAATTTGCCCCAAATACTGACGGATTTATTGATTTTTTGGCAGAAAAAATAATTAGATTAGATGGAGAATTGAGGAAAGAGTGGGAGAGGAGGGTGTTGGATGGGTGGGGGGAACTTAAAGCATAGAGGGGACTTTTATCAACTTTAAAAACTAAAAAATTATGACAAAATATTCGGAATGTTGCGGCAAATATATGACTAGAGAAACTAAATTTGTTTCAAAAAATATTCTTCAAACTTCTAAATTAAAAGAATATGGCAAGGCTTTTTGTAGTCGGTGCAAACTTTATCCAAAGGAAGCTAAAAAATTAAAATCATCAATTAATCAACAACCAATAAATAAAAAAAATGACAGCAAAACAAACACAAGAATTTAAAGACCATTTAACTACTTTAACTAAAGAGGAAAAAACTCAAGAACTTCTCAATGATTGTAAAACTTTATCAGATGATGCAATTATGAAAAAATGGGGATGTGGGAAATCAGCTTTATGTAAAGCGAAAACAGAATTAAAAATTACTGGCTTAAAAAGAGGGAGAAAGAAAATATTTTATTTTTTAGATTAAACTTTTTTAACAATTATCAACTTTAAAAAACTATAAAAATATGGAAACAAAAATTTACAAATCATCTAAATATCAAATTGTTAAGTCGGATATTGACGGAAAAATGAAACTCACAATTTTAGCAACTAATGCGAACTACAGCGTAATAGAAAAAGGAGGGGAATATCAAGTTAGACTTGGTGATTTTAATTCTAAAGATTTTGAGAGGAAAATGGATTTTTGGCACAAAATAAAGCTAAATGATGAGTCTATTGATAATGCTTTGTCTTTAATTTCAAATAAATAGATAAAATATGCAAGTAGGAACAAAAAAAGAATTAGAAATTGCAACAATTATTTGCAACAACAATTTTAATTTTACAAGGTATTTACGCATTGCCACAGCGTTAATCCGTCGTGTTGCTCGCCGCGAAAATCAACAAAATAGAAAAAAAGGGAGGGTAGTTTGCGATTAGAAGAATTATTAAAATTAAAAAAATTATTAAAAAATAAAAGACTTTTTGAATATTTTAAGCATTCATTAGAATTGAGCGATACGCACGATTTTAACATAAAAACTAGAGAGGATGTATTAGAAGCACTAAAAACTCTAAAATGCACTAATGAGCAAATTACGGGGTTTTTAGAAGAGTTTTACAAGCAAGAAGTTTTGCGGCTGGAAATGTCAGGTTTTCTCTGGTTAAAAATTTTTTTGTTTTTGCTCGCAATATCTATATTTTTACAAATTATCAATTTAATTGATTAATAAATACAAAATATGACAACTAATACAAAATTAATTTGCAAATTAGAAATCAGGGTTTAGTATCTGGTAGGCTAAAGGGGGATTTTAGCAATCAAATTATGGGTAAAGCGACCCCCTCGTTTTACCCGCCATATCAAGGGGGGTTCAATATGTCTATTAATTCAAAAAAATTTATTTTCTTTAAAGAATTACAAGGTGATCATTACAAATATGTCAATTTAAGATATTTTTGTAAAACTTCAGAATATTGTTTGGAAATCAATAAACACTACGGTTGCCCTTATGAGCCAAAAATATTATGTCTCAAAACAAGGCAGCAACACTATCTTTATAACATTACCAATGATTTGAGGAAAAAGAACCACCCAAAAACTCTAAAGGAAGCCAAAGAGCGTATTTTTGAATGGTTGGAAAAAAATAAAAAAGTTGACCTTGTTTAAAAATATCTTTACTTTTACTTTTACTTTTTTATATTATGAAAATTGAAATAACAAAACAGGAATTGCAGGCGTTTTATTTGCAGAAAAAAAACAGTTTTATTTGCAAAAAATTAGGAATTTCTATCACAACTTTACTTTCTTATTTGGATAAACTGGGGATTGAAAAAAAAGGCAAAGGAAATAGACAGGCAAAGGCTAAAGTGGTGGTTATGGATTAAAACCTATTAGGTTATTTAGGTTTGTGATAGGTTTTTAAAATAACCTATTCTAACCTATCAAAAGCCTTATTAGATATTAGATATTAGATATTAGATATTAGAAATAAGTTATTAGTTAAAAGATATTAGAAATTATGGAAGAAGAAATTAAAAAAGAAATTATCGGGAAGGCAGGCTTCCCTCTTTATGTTGATTATTGGGAAAAATATTTTTCTCAAATGTCTGATAAGCAGGTAAAAGAATGTTTAAAAATTATATTTCATTTTAACATAAATTTTGAAGTTTTAAGAAGTGATGATTTGGCAGTAAAAATGGTGATAAATACGATAATTGATAATCTAAAAAGAGATGCACAAAAAAGAATTAAACAAAGTAAGGCGAGCAGGGCTAATGGATTGTTGGGAGGAAGACCTAGAAAAAATGAGGCGAATACTAGCAAAAGCAAACAAAAGGCGACAAAATCAGCGGGCAATAATAGTAAGAATGAAAGCAAAGATGATTGTGGAATAATAATCCCAGATTTTATTGATGTTAAAACTTGGAATAATTTTGTAAAAATGAGAAGCGAGATTAAAAAACCAATAACCAATTCAATTGCGAAGGCTTGTGTTGAAAAACTTATAAACTTTGAATCTAAAAAGATTGGTAATGCGAACCTGTCTTTACAAAATTCAATTGCTGGTGGCTATCAAGGCTTATTTGAGCCAAAAACATCAAATAATTATCAATCTCAATCACCACTAGGATGGCTCAACAAATAACAAAAGACGAATTAGAAAAGTTATTAACCATAACTGCCAACAATTTTAAATTCAAATTGAACGAAGGATTTGAAATGATTTTTAATATGATTTTTGAAAGAGTAAAAGATCGCCAAAGGTTGGAAATTCAAAAGAAATTCCAAGATTTACTTTTGACCTCAAACGAAGAGTGGAATAAGCGATATGGTTTTGCTGGCTATCCTTCTTTGAGTGATTGGATCAAAATTTTAGGTGGCGAAAGACCATTAATGGACGCAGAAAAACTGGAAGCTAATAGAAAGCACGATGAGAAGCTAAGAATTTGGGTTGGCACGATTATCGTTTGGATTAACGACCAAAATTTGGATAGGCTTTTTAAAAGTAAATATTCCAACCCTGAAAACCAACATTTAATCAATTTGATTGATAAATATGCAAAGAAAGCGAAAACAGATGAGGAAGTTTTGAAGCTGGGCAGATGGTTAAAAAGTAAATACGAAGCCGACAAAACCGCTTTTAAAGCGAAATTAAAAGGAATTGCAGAACAATATAACCCTATGCCTTTTGTGATTGAGACTAAACCGCAACAATCAAATATTATTCAATTAACAATTATCAAAGGAGAGAAATAATGAAAGAAATGATTGAAAAACAAATAACAGTTTTATTGCCAAACCACAAAGAAAAAGAATTTGATAAAATTATTGATGATTGTAAAAAATCTTTAGGTTTGCCAGCAGATAAACCTTTTATTGGTTTTCTTTGCACAAGAGGCAGTATTTTTCCAAGAGATAAAGTTAAAGAACCAGAATTGACCGAGCGTCAAAAATTGATTAAAAGGCTTAAACAATTATCAAGGTAATATGGCATTTATTAAAAGAGACAAAAACGAATACGGAACACCAACAATTGAGTGTAGCTGTGATTTTTGTGGAACAATATTTACAGTCTGTTGTGGAAAAGAACATACTGATGAAGAAGCTCAAGCGTGGGGAAAGGCTGGTTGTATGCACGAAACTTGCAAGAGTTATAATCCTGCTTGCGATATGGATAAAATGTTTATGACTGATGAGGAAATTGAGGAAGAAAGAATTGTGGATATTAAAGTTCTCAATAATAGAAAAAACCTAAAAATCTTAAAGAAAATATAAAATGGAAAAAGAAATAGAAAATAAATTAAGAGAAATTGGATATACTGGAAAAACCGACCTAGAAACAATCTTAGAGGCTTTACCAAAAGATATTTACAACGAAGAAACAAGACAATTTGAAATGCTTTTTATGACAAAATTAGTTTTATTTTACGGATATGAAGCAAGGCTGTATTGGACAAAAAATAAAAATGACGAA